ACGGCCCCCCCCCCCCCCGCCCCCCCCCTTCCTTTCGCCAAACACCGGGAGGGTGCCCCCGTCGTTCGCTTTGGGGCGCCCCTCCCCGCCGTTCGGCCCACTCGGCCAGACGAACCAGTCGAGCTGGATATCGACGACCGCTCGAGTGCGCCGGTTCGGCGCGCCCGCCACCAGGAAGTAAGAGCCCCGGGGGAATTCGTCCTCCGATGGCTTCTCCAGGAGGTCGGCGGGCCAGCCCCAGTAGAGACGCACCTCGCCTTCGGCGTCTCTGCCCACGAGGTCCGCGAGAACCGGATCGCCCGCGAGACGGGCCACCATGCCGAGCTCGGCGTCCTTCACGCGAAGGCCTCCGCAGTCTCCTGGAGCTCCAGCTCGAGGTCGCCCGGCGGGCCCCAGTCGCTCGCATCGACGACCAGGTACCGCGCCGGCCAAAGACCCTGTACGACCTCGATCCCGTCATCGGGGCGGATGTCCATGCCGGTGGGGAAGAAGGCCGCCGCTGTACGGGCCGACGTACGTCCGGTCGCGTCCTGCTCGACGCGGCCGGCCCGTGGCTGGATGTCGCATTCGACACCGTCAGCCACGAGCTGCCAGCGACCGACTTTCTCCCGGTACGGGGTGGTCACCCCGCCGGCGCGCCGGTAGACTCGGACGACGTGGTTCGTGACGGCCGGCATGCCCGGGTCACTCCACCGTGGTGCCCTTACCGCGCTTCCGGGCCACCCCGCCCTTTGGCGTCTCCCCCGTCTCCACTTCCGACTCCTCGACCTCGTCGTCCACCGGCTCGATCGCCCCGAGCGCGAGCAACCGCTTCCGCTCGCGGGCCTCGATGGTTCCCGGCAGCGTGTCTCCCGGGTGGTAGTACTTGCCGCCTATCTTGACCGTCTGCTTGGCTACGTCCGTCATGGTCCGCCTACTGGGCTGTTGTGATCCAGGTGCGGGAGGCAGCGCCGGTCCCCGGTACTGCCTCCCGCCGTGGTTGGCCTGCGCGTCACGACGACAGGACCGTCGCCGCGAGACACGCGTTCACCCGGTACGGCACCGTCAGAGGTGCCGACTGGGTCATCACGTACTCCATCGGCGGATCCTCTTCGATCCAGTTCTTGGGGAAGCGCGGCAGCGGGGCGAACCCGGCGCGCGGGTCACGGATCGCCGCGTAGGCGAGCGTCCCTTCCATCTCCGGCCCGGCCATGATCACGGTGCCGACCGGAAGAACCCGCTTCTCGGTGCCGTCGTCGTCGACGTAGCGGTCCTGGTAGACGAACAGGTTGAACTCGCCGATCGTGCCAACGAAGCGCACCTTGGCCGCGGCGAGCGGGCCGGTCTCCGCGGTCGACGTCGAGCCGCGCCGCGTGTCCAGGAGCTTCTGGACCTGTTCGTTCTGCCGCATGTTGCGCCAGGCGGTGGGCTCCAGGACGACGTCGGTCACCACGGCGCCGCTCTTCTCCTGGATGAGCTGGGCCCACGTCTCGATGTCGCTGACCGGATCCCCTGCACCTCCGTTCCAGGCGCTGCTGCCCGAGAGGGTGACCGTGAGCGCGGGGTCACGGCCGAAGTCGAGAACGACCGTCCCGTACCCCTCGCCCGTGATCGTCAGCTTGCCGGTGCGGAGCACCTCGGCGGCCATCACGTTCTCGCGCTCGAGGATCATGCGCTGATGCTCCCGCAGCGCTTCGGCGATGGCGAGATCGCGCCGCTGCTGGGGCGTGAGGCTACCGCCGATCGCCTCGCCTGCCCGGCGCCGGAACTGCTGGTTCGGGTCGATCACGGACTTCGGCTTCACATACGGCGGCGAGAAGGACCGGGTCTGATAGCCGAGCGACTCGACCACCTTGCCCTCCTTCAGCGGCGAGACGAAGGGGGCGAGGCGCCGCTTGTCGTCCTTCACGTCGAAGTAGACCTTGTCGTCCTCGCTCTGCTGCCGCAGCGTGAAGTAGCGATCCAGCAGGAACGGGACGGGCACGTCCAGGCTCTCGATGACCCGGACCAGTGCCCCGGTGCTGTAGATGTCCATCTGAGACCTCCTTGCGGCCCGGGCCGCAGCTTCGCCGGCGCCTTACGCGCCGACCGTGTTCTTGATGAAGATCCCCACCTGCCGGAGTGCGTCCTTGACGGTCGCGACCGTATGGCCGGAGCCGTAGGTGATCCTCCGGGCGTTGAACTCACCGGTCAGGTAGACCGTCGCTTCCTCGTCGCCGCTCGAGGCGTCGACGTCCTCCGCCAGGATCGCGACGGGGGTCTGCGAGCCATCGGTCGCGCCGGCGTCCGACAGCACGTACTGCCCGCTCGCCGTGATCTTCCCCAGCACGGCGCCGCGCTGCAGAACCTGGCCGGCGGCGATCGTGACCGTGTCGGTGACGACCGGAAAGTCGCCCGCGATGAGGTTGTCAGGCGTGAACACGCCCTCCTGGATGTTGACACTGGGCCGCATGCTCTCCTCTCCTTCGGTTGCGCCCGGTTACTGGGCGGCCCGCTTCGGGCGGTAGATGCTCAGGATCCGGGCGGCGACGGCCTCGTCCGACCCGGCCTCCGGGGTGTTCGCCGAGGGCGACGGCGCGTCCAGCTCGGCCTCGGCGGCCTCGAGCTTCTTCAGCGCCGCCTTCCGCTTGTCGCCCTCGCTCGCGCGGGCCTTCTTCTGCCACTCGACGATGCGGAGCGCCGCCCGCTCGACCGTGCACTCGGGGTCTCGGACACACTCGGCGACCACCGCCTCGGCGCCATCGACCGCGAGCTCCTGGATCGCGAGGATCCGCTCGCGCTCCGCCTTCGCGCCCTCGGCGCGGGCGGCCTGCAGCTCCGCCTCGAGTTCCTTGGCGAAGGTCTCCTTCGCCTTGTTCCACGTGATGGCCGGCGCACTGTCCGCGGCCGGCGCCTGGCTGGTTCCGGGCATCGTGCCCTCCTGTTTGACGGGTGAAACATCCATCGCGGCCGCGGTGGCCACGGAAAGCCGGTCGGAGCCTACCGACCGCACGAGCTCACTGATCACCGCCTCGAACGTCGCAACGCGATCCGCGAGGCCCACGTCCACCGCGTGCTGTCCGACGAACACGTCGCCGCCGCCGAACTCGTTGAGCACCGTCTCGCGCGGAACACCGCGGTTCCGGGCGACGGCGTCGATGAAGACGTCGGCGAGCGCGTCGATGGTCGCCTGGACCTGCGCCCGGCCCTGTTCCGTCCGGACGTCCGGCCGCTTCCTCGGCGACTGACTTGAGACGATCTCGATCACGTCGCTGTCGCCCTTCCGGACGCGAAAAGCCGCAACGACCCCGATGCTGCCCACCATCGCGGTCTCGGCGACCACGACCTCGCGGGCGGCGCTTGCGATCCAGTAAGCCGCAGAGCAGCCGAGGTCCGTCACGAACGCGATCACGGGCAGCTCCTCGTCGAGCGCCGCGATCAGCTCCGCAGCCTCGGAGACGCCGCCCACCACGCCGCCGGGGCTGTCGACCTCGAGGATCACCGAATCGATCTGGCCCCGGTTCTCCCGGATCACCGCGACGTCGCGCGCGATCTGTGCGTACGACGAACAGCCGCAGACCTCGTGAATCGCGTCCGCGTAGTGGTAGAGCGGACCGATCACCGGCAGGATCGCAACGCCGTCGCGAACCGTGACCCGAGAGTCCTGATCGAGCGGCTCGCCGTAATCGAGCGCGAGCGACGTCGGCGTGCCATGGCCGTCCCGTAGCGCAGCGAGCGTGCGGCGGATCTCCGCCCGCAGCTCCGCGGCGGTGAGCGTCGCGTCCGTGCCGTCGCCGAGGCGGTGCGCAATCCCGGCGAACTGCTCGAGCCATTGCGGCAGGATCGCCCACTCCGATGCGAGGATCGCATCGAAGACGCGCCGCGCCCGGGTGCGGCCCCGAATCGCCTCAACGATCTTCATCGCCCGTCTCTTCCTCGCTGTCGCGCTGCGGCTGTTCCAAGATCGCGCGCTCCGCGGGTCCTTCGCGGTCCAACCCCGCCTCGCGGCGGAGCCGCTCTTCCTTGGCCCGCTGGACGTGGTTCGCCTCCCAGTCGCCTCCGGTCAACTCCGCCGTCTCCTGCTGACGCGTGCTGAAGCCCTCCTCGACGCGGAGCCTCGCGGCCTGGGCCTCCTTCAGCGGGTCGATCTGCCCGGGCGAGGGGCCAGTCCAATCGGCGCCGAGCCAGGCCCGCTGAATGAGCGGGTGGTCGAAGAAGCCAGGGGCGTCGATGAGCCCGCGAGCCACCGCCTCGCCGATCACGGCAGCGTACCAGGGCCGGCACCACTTGCCGACGAGCCAGCGGCGCAGCGTCCGGAACGCTTTCCAGGCCTCCAGGAGCGCCGCGCGGCTCGCGGAGTACGACGCCGTGAAGTGTTTGACCAGGACCTCGTACGGTAGGTCGAGTCCGACGCCGATCTGGCGGAGGAAGGCGGTCACGAACGAGTCGAACGCCTGGTTCGGCCGCATCGGATTGGCGAAGGTGACGTCTTCGCCTTCGCCGAGCTCCGCGACCACACCCGGCCCCAGCGTGATGTCGCGATCGTCGCTCTCTTCGCCATCGACGAGCGGGGCGAAGGTCGCGGCCTCGCCAGCCCCCCCGGTCTTCAGGAAGACGGTGAAGAAGCTCGAGACCACCGCGGCCTGGAGTTCGCTCTCCGCGTAGCGGTCGAGCTGCTTCAGGGCTTCGATCACAGCCGCCAAGTACGGCACTCCGCGAGGCTGGCCCGGGCGTCGGCGCTGGAAGAGCAGCGAGGCGATCCGCGACCCGTCCGACGCGAACGCCCGAACGCGCTTCCACGTCTGCCGGCTAAGCCGTCCGACCCCGAACACGTCGCCCGGGTGGTGGTCCAGGACGTGGTACGCGATCGCGGCGCCGTCTTCGTCGAGCTCGACGCCCTCGATCAGCCGGTCCGTGTTCGGTGCCCACTGGGGGTTGCACACCCGATCCGCCTCGACGAGCTGCACCTTCGTGCCCCACAGGTCGCCCGGGCGTAGCTTGAAGCGGCGGATCACGAGGACGTCGCCGGAGAGCAAGACGGAGAGCAGCGCGAGGGAGGTGAGGCCGGCGAAGTCCTGCTCTCGCGTGATGTCACACTCCTCACTCTCCGCCCACGCGTTGAAGAGCCGCTGCGCCTGGCGCTCCCAAGCGTCCGCCTCTTCCTCGGAGAGCCCCAGGAACTCCCGGTCAACGTGCGGGAGAACCTTGAGACCGGTGCCGACGACGTTGATGACGTTGGTGTTGAGCGCGCCCCGGGCGAACGGCGCGTTCCGCTCGAGGTCGCGGGAGCGGGCCCGGAGCGTCGGCAGGTCCGGCACCGTGTCCGTCGTCGCGCTCCCGATGGCAGGCCGCCAGTTCTGCGTCTGCGGCCGGTCGGTCCGGGCGCCGGTGTAGCCGGACGCCTGGATGCGCGCTCGCCGGGCTGCCGTGACCGGGCGCCCGCTCGCATCGAAGAGCACCGGGGCCGCGCTCATTCGTTCACCACCCGGCGAAGGCGAATCCCGCCGCGCTGCTCCCGCTCGACCATGCGCCGGAGGAACTGCTCGCGCGCGTGCAGCTCGGCGAGCCGGGCCTCGGTGCGGGAGCGTTGGCCCTGCTCCCAGGCCTGGCCATCGGCCAGCAGGCGAGAGATCGCGGCCTGTACTTCCTCGAGCTGCTCGGCGTAGGTCTTGACGGCCATGGGTCGCGGAAAAGCAAAGAGGGCCCCCACCGCAGACGCGGTGAAGGCCCTCTGGCCAGGTGATCTGTTCAGGCCGGCGTGCCGGCCAACTGCCACAATATGCAAGCGACGGCGCCGGAACGCAAGCGGATCAGGCGATGCCCCTCGAGATCACCCGGCGGCCGCGGCGCGGCCTGCCTGTCGTGGCCACCTCCTGATGCTTTTCGCCCGCGGCCTGGATCTGTTGCGCTAGCGCTCCGAGGTGCCCCCGGTAGCCCGGCCCCAGAATGTGAAGGGCGACGATACAGCCGACCGCGAGGTCGATCGCTTCGTTTCGCCGCCCCGCAAGCTTCTTGTAGCGGCGGACCACCTGACCCGCCTCGTTCTCACGCACCAGGATCTCGGCACCGAACTGGTGGAAGAATTCCGCGTCGGGGGCCGGATCCTCCTCGAGGCCGAGCGCATCGCCGATCGGAGCGGGGAAGTGCATGTATCCCGGGCCAGGCCGTTGGAGGCGCAGCCGTGAGAACAGGATGTCCTTGAACGCACCAGCATCGAACGTCCAAAGGCGAACGCCGTCGCGGTTGGGCCGCTTCGTGACAGTCAGCTTCTCCGTGAGCCTGGAGTCCGAGCCCTTGACCGCGAAAACCCCCGACCCCTGACGCGGCGCCACGTAGCGATACACCGCGTCTTTCTGGAAGCCGGCGTCGACGCACATGGCCTTGATGCGGAGACTCGCGCCGCTCTCGTGCCGGTACGGCTTCGTGCGGAGGCGCTCGAGGCGCTCCCAGACGTCCGACGTCGCCGGATCACCCATGAGCCGGTGGTGCGCGATCACCCACGACTCTTCGCCCGCGCCCCAGCCAACGACCAGGAGCTCCAGCCGGTCGTGCTGCACGTCGACCATGGCGGTGAGGAGGCCGACGCCGTTTGGCACCTCGGCCGCGTACACCTCCCGGCGGCTGATCAGCTCGTCCGGGTCGAAATCCTCCTCCAGTTCGTCCCACGGCTCACCGAGCTGGAGGTTTATGAACGTCTTCAGCTGCTCGCGTCCGGCGTGGCTCGCTCTCACGAATTTCTCCACCAGCTCAGGCCATGTGACCCATGGAGAGTAGAGAGAGTTGATGTGGAACCCGGGGAACGACCCCCGGGGATTCTCGGCGCGCCACTCACCTGCGGCGAGCATCTCTCGCTTCGCGCTTTCCGGGATCAGCGCCCCACAGGCCTCGCAGGCGTACGCGGCCGTCTCGGGCCGATGCACCTTCCGGCCATCGACGACATCTGTATCCCAGTGCATCTGCGGCCACCTGAGCGTCTGCATGTGGCCACAATGCGGGCATGGGACGTAGTAGCGACGCTGGTCGGAGGCCTCCCACTCCTGCTCGATGCGGCTCGCGCCCCGGATCGTTGGCGTGCTAATGAGCACGATCTTCCGGTTCCAGAACGTCGCCGCGCGCTGCTCGCCGAGGCTCACCGGATCGCCCTCGTTGCCTGCGCTGGGAGGATACCGGTCGATCTCGTCGAAGAGCACTACGCGGATCGGGCGGCTCGCTAGCCCCGAGGGACTGTTTGCGCCACCGATCGTGATGTGCCCGCCTGGGAAGGTCTTGTGCAGGATGGTATCCCCATCCCGGGCCTTTCCCGGACGGATGCGACGGCGTAGGACTTCGGTGTCGCGGATCATGGGCGCCAGGCGGTCTTTGGAGAACGCTTCGCCCATGGGCCGCTCGTTCGGAAGGATTACCAGGATCGGCGCGGGATCCTGGTCGATGTAGTACCCGATGACGTTGAGGATGACCTCCGTCTTCCCCACCTGGGAGCTCGCCATCCAGCAGACCCGGCGCACCAGCGGGTCGCTCACCGTGTCCATGATCTCCCGGAGGTACGGCGCGCGGTCCGTGCGCCAGCGGCCGGCCTCGGCGCTGGCCTCGGGGCTCAGCACCCGATAGCGGTCGGCCCACTCGGAGAGCGTGAGGCGCGGCGGGGGCTTGAGGAGCGTACGGCGGAGGTGTTGCTTCCGCCGCTCCCATTCCGCCCATGCCCGGGGGAAGCTACGACGCTTCATCGTCATCGTATTCGCCACGGGACAGCGTCTCCATCAGCTCATGCACGGCCGGCTCGATGATCGCGAGAGCCTCCGCCGTCTTGTAGCGGTCGAGCAGCGGCGCCAGCCGGCCCGGGAAGGCAAGGATGGCGGAGCGGATCCCCGATAGCTCGCGGGCGAGGTCCTCCTCGGCCTCGGCCACATCGATCAGTCGCCCTTCCCGCTCCTCCACGTCCAGCTCGTGCTTCCGCGCCAACATTTCCTGCTTCTTGAGCTCGACCCGCTCGAGGTCGCCGGTCATCGCGTCGCGCCGGCCTCTCTCGTAGGCCTCCGCCTCCGCCCGCTCGACCAGCCACGCGATCGCCTCCGCGAGATCGTATGTCGCATCTCCTCCGACTCGCGCGCGATCGAGGCCCTTGCTCTCCCAACGTTGGATGGTGCGCGTGGTAACGCGGAAGAGATCGGCGAGGTCTTTCTGCGAGACCGTCATCGGCCACCCTCAGCGCGACGACGACACGGGGGAAAACGGACCCCCGGATGGGCGAAAATTCGGCGCGGCGCGCGCACCCGCGAGTTTTCCCCGCCGGAAGGACCCGCCGAGCCCGGGCGGACGGTGATCGGCACGCCAGACACCATGCCCTCCACCCCTATGCCGCCTCGACCATGAGCCTCGCGACCTCGAGCACGAGGTCCGCCTCGACGGGGCTCAGCGCCTGTAGCCTCGCCAGCGCCTCCCGTATCGACCCGAGGTCCCGGCCGGTGAGGTGGACGGCGCCCTCGAACTTGCCCGTGCGGAATAGGAGCAGGTACCGCCGGCGACACCGCGGGCAGTGCCGCTCGTGGAGCGACAGCCCCGGCGCGAGCACGAGCTCATACCATACCCATCGGTCACAGGGGCAGGGCGCTGCAACGTATGGTCTCTCGTGCGTCCGCATCGGGGCCATAGAACGACGAAAGGCCGTCTCCGCCCGCTCCCGCGCGGACGGTGACGGCCCTCTGGCCAGGTGGCGTTGTCCTTGCAAGTTACACCCACTCGTCGGCTCAGGTCAAGCACCGCCGGTCCCGCCTCTCTCCCGCTGCACGGCGCGCGCGAGGCATCGACGGATCGTCTCACTCGCCATCTCCACCTCCCGCCGGCAGAAAGAGCGCGGACTCCCCGGGCATCAGCTCGGCAGCGCGCTCGTCGATCATCTCGGCGACGGTCCGGCCACCGCTCGTGAGCGCGAGACCTCCGAAGACCTGAGCCGGCGTCGCCACTCCGTTCTCGATCGCCTCGAGCTGGAGCTCGAGGAGGTGGCGCACCTGCGCCCATGCCACCGCTTCCGGCGTCGCCTTCGACGCTCCGCGCATCCGCTCGAGGCGGGCGCGCACGCCTTCGATTTGAGGCCGCATCTGGTAGGCGACGCCGTGGATCACGAACGCGATCGCGACGGGCACGCCTTGCCGCTGCTGAACGTGGAAGCTCTCGGCGCCATATTCACCGAGGAGCTGCATGATCTCTCCGACGAACGCCGCCGCGCTCTTCGTGGTCGTGTAGTAGCGCGGACCCTGTGTGCGCTGTGTTGCCATCGCTCGCTCCTTTCGCCCAGATGCGGGGCGTTGATCCGGCCATCAGACAGCTTCGGGCCACTGGACTTTGAAGAGCGCCTCCCGCTGCGCCTTCGGGACCCGGCTCTCGCTCCGGAGCCCGTAGTGGTCGAGGGCCATCTCGAGGAGCCAGAGCGCGTCGGCTTCGTCGTTGCGCGCGCCGCCGTACCCGAGCCGACGGACGGCCTCGACGAGGACCTCCTCTTTGCCGGCGTTCCCGCGGCCGGTCGCATACTTCTTCAGCACCGCCGGCGGAACCTCGACCCAGGTATAGCCGAGATCTCGGAGCGCCATGCGCACGACGGCGCCTAGCTCGGCCTGGTCCAGGATCGCGCGGCCCTTCGAGCCGTAGCTGTAGCCCTCGATCACGACCAGGTCGGCGCCCGCCGCCAGCCGGAGCACCTCGGAGCGGATCCACGCCAGCCGGTCGTATCCGCGGCGGCCGTTCGGCTCGAGGAGACCTTGCTCGAAGGCGCCGCCGGCGTAGCGGGCCCATCCGGTCGACGTGAGGCTGAGATCCAGCGCGAGAATGTTCACAGGGCCCTCCCGTTCGCGGCTTCGCCCGCAGCCTCCACGGCCTCGGGCTGCGGAGCCTTCCGGCTGTTCAGCTCGTCGTAGGCGGCTTTGATCCTGGCCGCGACGTGGTGGATCCTCGAGTGCGGCACGCCGGCCTCGACCAGCTCGTCGAGGATCACCGCGGCGGGATGCTGCACCGGAGACGTCGCCGGCGGTTCCGGTATTCGGCCGAGGTCGAGCGTGTACTGGCACTCGACGCTGCGCACGTATCGGCCGTCGTCCAGCCGGATGATCGTCTCGAACGGATCCTCCTGATCGTCACGGACGATCACGCCGCCGACGATCGCCGACGTGTCGTAGTGGAAGCAGACCTCCACGCGTCGGCCGACGTTCGGGCTCTGCTGCGGGAAGGCACGCGCCGTGACGTTCGGATGGACGCCCATCACTGCACTCTCCTGAACTGAGGCGCCCCGCGCCCAAGCCGCCGGTCGGGCCCGGAGAGGCAGACGGCCGCGCCCTTGCCGAGCCACCGCGAGAGCAGCGGCGCGTACCAGTCGTCCAGCGCCTCGAGCTGGTCCGGGCCGTAGTTGCTCGTGATGATCGTGGCGCGGGGCTCCCGGCCCGCGACGAGCTCGAAGAGCAGCTCGCGAAGCCACGGGCCGTCGGTCTTCGCCTTCCCGACGTCGTCTAGGACCAGGAGGTCCGGGCGGATCAAGGCATCGAGGTAGTCCTCGGGCCTCTCGCCGGCGCCGATCATGCGCCGGAGGGTGATCGTCATTCGCGTCTCGCGAACGAAGCGCGCGGACCTCGGATCCACGTCCCCCGCGATCAGGAGTTCGCGCAGGATCGCAACCGCGAGGTGCGTCTTCCCGCTCCCCGGCGCGATCCGCTCGCCCGGGCGCTCGCTGTAGAGGAACAGCGTCGGGCGCAGGCCGGCCCGGAAGTCCTCGACGAACTTCTTCGCCGCGGCGAGCGCGGCGCCGTCAGGCCGCGGGTCGAACGTCTCGAACGACGCCGAGAGGTGATCCGCGTCCGCGTCGACCCCGCACTTCACGAGAAGTTCGCCGATCGATGCGCGCCGGCGCTCCGACTCCGCTGCGAGCCGCTCGCGGCGCTCCCGCTCGGCCTCGGCGAGCTTCTGCGCTTCCTCGAGCTCGGTGCACATGCGGCACCGCGGGAACTCTTCCGTCCCGTCTCGACGCCGGATGCCCGTGACCGGTGTCGTCTCGCACGTCGGGCATACGCCGTCGACGAGCTCCGGAATCGCCGAGCTAAGCGTCGCCGCTTCGGATCGTGACGGCGTCGTACTTGCTGGGAGGCCGAGCTCCCGGCGCCGTTGCACGTACTTCCGCTGCAGGTCCTCGACCGTGATGTCCATTGCGTTCCCCCTTCGCCTTTCGGCGCTCGCGGCGGGGCGTCGGTACGCTCTCCGCCTCGGCTTCAGCCCGGCGGTCCTCCGCTTTCGCGCGGACCGCGGCGCTGAAATACGCCATGCTGTGGATCTGCCGGTTCCCCTCCGACGGCACGAAGGAGAGGGCTGTCTCGTAGACAGCTTCCGCGATCACGTCCCACGGGATTCCCTCGTCGAGCCAGTCCCCGACGATCTGCTGCGCGGTTCCGTTCGCGTGGATCGGGTTGATCCGGTCCCCGAGGTTCGGGTTGTCGCGCATGCCACGGTTGGCGAGCGCGACGGCGGTGCGGATTAGCTCGGCGCGGTCGTCCGAGCGGGCAGCGACGGGCAGCGGGATCACTCGCGCTTCGCCGCCGCCCTTATTCGACTGACTGACTAACTGACTAACATCATCTTCTTTACTGCCTTCTCTTTGGTCCGTTTTCCGAACATCGGTGGTCCGTTTCTGGGCCGGCCGGTGGTCCGTTTGTGGTCCGCCAGCTGACCGACCGGCAGCGGAATCCATTGCAATATCGCAACCTGAGACCTCCGACGGGTGGCCCGTCCGTGGGCCGCTTTGTGGTCCGTTTGTGGTATCGTTCGTGGTCCGTTTGTGGTCCGCCGGTGGTCCGTCCGTGGTACCGTCGGTGGTCCGCGTTGACTGGTATCTGTCGTAATTGATTAGGGTTATGATGGTCCGTTTCTGGTCCTGTTCATGGTCCGCGATCTCGATGCGCTCCATCTCCACCAGCAGCTTAAGGAACCGGCGCACCTTGCCCCGGCTCCACTGCCACCGCTCAGCCAGGAAGCGCTCCGAGACGAGGAGCTGACCTCGCTCGAGTTCCACGACCTGCCCCTTCGTGTAGCGGCGATAGTCCCTCCACGCCGCCATCTGGATCAGGTCCTGCCACGCCTCCCACCGGCTGAACACGCGCGACTCGAGCCAAAATGGGTCCGACTCGAACGCCTTGCGGCTCATCTTCACGTGGCCGTATTCGTCGACCATACTCTTCTCGGGGCCCCGCCCTCAGTTGTGGCCCGGGGCATCGGTAGCCCCGGGTGCGTGGTTGCTGCGATCAGAACGGGAGATCCCCGTCCTCGTCCGGCTCGCCGGCGCTCGCAGCCGCGCCGGCCGCGGCCACGCTCGAGGCCTCCTGGAGCAGCGTCCGGAGCCTCCCGAGCGAGACCTTGCCCACGCCCGTGATTCCGGGCAGCTCATCCCACCGCTCGGCGACGTGGCCGACCGTGGTGATGCCGTGGTCGCGCAGGATCGCGATCAGGGTGGGGGAGAGGAGCTCGGCGAAGTCGGTGATCGGGCGGGGGTCGCCTCTGAGCGACCGGACGAGCTCATCGACCGGATCGCCGGCGTCGGTCTCGGGCGCCGAGGTCTCGGTGGGCTGCTCAGCCGTGGCGGCTCCGGCCTTCTGCCGATTCTCGAGGAGCGTGCGCCCGAGGCGGTGGCCGCGGACATAGGCGACGGTGAGGCCTCTACCGGCCCCCTGCTCGGTGATCACGCGGCCCGCGATCGCATCGAAAGCGGCCTGGATGTAGTCCTGCTGCGCATCCTCGTCGCCGGCGAAGAAGTGCGCGGCCGCGGAGCGGATCGCGTGCTCCTCCTCTGAGGTCGGCTTCGCTTCGGCGCTCGCCTCCGACTCGTCGGCCTCGTCGGCGAGGAAGGCCTGGAGCTCGACGTCGACGACGGCGAGCTCGCTGTCGGTGTGATCGGCGCCGTCCGCGATCTCCAGTTGGCGCCGCGAGATCCCCCAGACGTGCCGGACGGCGTCGAGCAGCGCGGCGCCGGCGAGCGTCGGCTCCCACTTCGTGAAGCCGTGTACCTCGCGGTCGACGCCGAAGTAGAAGGCCGGTGCGAACGACCCGCCCACGACGAAGACGTGCGTCTCGGCACCGGACAGCGTCCTGTAGTGGCGGAAGCTGATCGCCATGCCCTTCTCGACCGTGCCCTTCCAGAGCTCCCGGAGCGCGGCCGTCAGGTCCTCGTCGGAGACCGGGGCGATTCGCGTCTCGCTGATGGGCTCGCCGCCGTCTTCGCCGATCTGGACCTCCTCGTGCGGCAGCAGCGCGTCAATCCCGTCGAGGGCCTGCTTGAGCGCGCGCTCGACGTCAGGATCCAGCGCGACCGCGGCCGGCTCCACCTGCTCGGCCTGCTGGTCGGAGGCCTCCGCCTCGGCAATCCGCTGCGCAGCCTCTTCCTCGACGCCCTCGAGCGCCTCCTCGATCGTCTGGCCGCCCCCCTCAGAGAACAGGCCCAGCTGCGCGCGCGCTTCCCGGTCGCGCCGTTCGCGCTCTGCCCGTTCCTTCGCGATCCGCTCGCGGGCCTCTCGCGCCATGAACTTGTGCAGGAGGCCGATGCGGTAGTCGTCCCCGATCAGGATCTCGAGAAGTTCGGCGATCTCCTCCGAGTGGACCCGGATCTTCTTCTCATTCGCTTCCTGCTGCTTCTCTGCCGCCTCGCGATAGAGGTCGAGCGCGGTGAAGACCACCTGCCGCTCCCTCTCGCTCAGCTCGTAGACGTCGTAGTCGCTCATCCTCACCTCCGGGGTTGCTGGGTAACGTGGTTCATGCTGACACGCGCTCACGCCGGCGCTCGAGCTCGCGCCGCGCGTTGACCCGGTACGCCTCATCCAGGAGCCCGAGTAGACGCAGCTTCTCCCGCGCGGTCTTCTCTGCGATCCCCGCCTCTTCGGCCATCTCCCAAGTCGTCATGCCCATCGCGAGGCGCTCCTCCCACCATTCGCGCTTCGCGTGCGGGACCGGCTTCCACTTCGGACCGATGCCGAGGAGCTTGCGGACGCGGGCGGAGACGGTCGTCGGCGCGCAGCCGATCTCTGCGGCGACGTCCTCGTACTTGCCGCCATGCTTCTCGAGGAGCGCGAGCAGCGCGTCCCGGTCATACAGCTGCGGGTACTTCCTCCGGCGGCCCCGTTCGGCATTTCTGCGGGTGTAGGCCTGGAGGCCGAATTGGTTGATGAAGTAGGTGGCCGCGTTTGGACGGATCCCCGCTTCACGGGCGCATTCCGTCTTCGTCTTTCCAGCCTCGAGCCGCTCGCGCCACCATTCCGGCCGGAAGTAGACGTGTCCCGTCTTGCGATTGGCGAGTCCCTGACGGCGGAGAGACTTTCGGACGCTACTCACCGTCGTCTCGAGGGCTCGGGCGATCGCTCCCGGGCCCTGCCCCGCCCGATGCATCTGGGCGACGCGCTCGTCAAACTCTCGCCGCCGCATCGTCCGCGGCGGCTCGATGCCGTGTTTGGCCGCCCAATCAACCACGAGCGAGGTACTGCACTCGAGTTGCCGAGCGACGTCGACGGTCGATCGGCCGAGCTCGAACTGCCGGGCGAGCCACTCGGGATCCCTGAGGGCCTGGAGCTTGAGCCGGCCGTTCTGCGGGCGCGTGAACTTCGTCCGCCGCATGGACTGGCAGCCCGGGCAGATCAGGAAATGCGCGTTCGCCGGCGGGATCTCGAACCCATCCGGTGGGCTCATCTGCAGCTGGAACACGCGGAGCGCGGAGAGCTCGATCCTCTCGAGCACATCCGGTCCGACCATCTTGCGCAGCGCCTCAAGGAACCGATTGGACCGGCCATCCTCGGGCCCGTCCCACGCCGTGTGCACAGCGGCCGCAATCGCCGCGGCGATTGGCGCCTCTTTCGCGATGGACCATTTGGGGCTCGGCATTTTCAGCCTCCTATCCCTGGGGGTGGTTGATGCACACCGCGTCGGCGCGACCTCAGGTCGCCAGCGCGAAGGGGTCGTCCACGTCCCACATCACCGGCGGCATTTCCCGGAGTCGCCGCTGGGCCTCCTCGAGGAGGGCCCGCCTCCGTTCTTCCGCCCGCTGTCGGCACGCCTCGAGGTCGCGCGCCGGCTCCGGCGTCGAGGCCTCCGCCGTCTGGCGTTCGAGGATCTCCTCCCGGCAGGCCGGGCAGAGCCGCGTCCGCGGGTCGAGCGCCGCGGGCGGCCAGGGCTCCTCGCACAGCGTGCAGGGCCGCAGCTCGCCCACCGGGACGGCCGCGGCGAGCTCGTCCCAGAGGGCGCAGCGACGGCAGGGTTGGGTCGGAGTGCAGCACAT